ATATGCGCCGTTATAAACAACCCACATTTTTCTTTCTTTATCAAATTCAATTTGACCCGCTTTTGGTTTTTTTTCTTCGTTCATCTTCCATTTACTTTTGTGTACTTCATAACTGTTAAATTTTCATCAACAATATTTAATTTTTTATATAAAGATAATGTTTGATAATGTTCTTTAAGTTCTTTTTGAAAGTTTGTTTTGAGCCATTCGCTGATAATTCTTGCCCCTAGCTTTGATTGTGTAACCTTTGTCAAATTAGCTAAAATTTTAATTTGTTTTACATCTTTTTCAGAATCAGGTGTAATTGTTATTCTTTCTTTAATTGTTGGCATTATTCAACCTCATAATCTTCTGAGGTTTCCTTTTCAAACTTATCTCTTAAAAAGCAACTTAAGGTTTTGTTTTCTATTGTTGCCCTGATCTTAAGTTCTTTCTTTACTGCGGGTCTTACGGCAACCTGTATTACTTCTGAATAAAGGTTTTCACGTTCTGTTCCCTTTTCTCTGTTTGCCATTGTTTAATCCTCCCAAGGAATAAGATTTACAGTTAAAGACCATTCAAGATCTTTGTATTTTTTGCCGTTCCATTGACCGCTGATCATAATATGTTCTCTTATTGAATCAGAAACATATTCAAGGTCGGTTTGGTCAAAGTTTTTTTCAAAGTTTTCAAATCGTTTTTTCATTGTTTAAACCTCCTGTAATTTTTGTTGTTTAACAAATTGTTTTGCTTCAGGCTTAGAATCAAAGAACCAAGCTTGATATAAGACGCTATCCCATAAAAATGTATCGTCATATTCTTTGATGATCTCCCATTCTTTTTTGATAGGGTACATTGGGTCGATCATTGGATGTTTTTTATTCCATTTAAGAACGACATAATGTGGAATTGCTTTTGCTTTTGCCATTGTGTTTTACCTCCTTAGAAATCAATTGCCATTGCTTGAGCAAGATGTCTCAAGAAATGATGAATGTCGCCGTTTAAGCAATCAATCTGTCTGATGATGCCTTCAATCTTTTTAGCTTCATCGCCTTGTGTTCTCTTGATCTTGGCAACAACCATTTCTGTTTCGATTAAGTTCATTGTTCCGTTAGGAGCAACAATTTCATAAACCTGATTATCAAGATCTTTTTCGTTGAAGTATGTGTTGAAGAAAGTGTTCATTTGGTTTGGTTTGTTTCGCTTACATTCTTATTATAATAAAATTAAATTGATTTGTCAACAATTATATTAAAATTAACAGACTTAATTAAAAGCCTGTTAAAAATTTGTTTTTGTCTCCGCGATCTCCATTGCCCATTTCAATCGGCCATTCAACACGCCAAGGAACCTCATCGCCGTTTTCATCGAGTTCAACCTCATAATCAACGGCAGTAGTAACTCTTTCAACCCAGACGTAACCTTCACGCGCAGGGCGATGCATTTCAGCATCATCAAGAACTCTTGCCCTGAATACATTACCGCAATGTGCAAAACCGATTGCACCTTCACACCATACTAATTTTTGAGTTTTCATAATCACTCCGTAACAACAATTTAATCTTATTATAATAAAATTGATTTGTCAACAATCTTACTAAGATTAATTTTTTTTATTTGCTAAACTAATAAAATCCTTATCTCTTCAATATGCCAGAACTTGTAGGCCAACGTTATCAACTAGGCCAACGCGTCAAAAAAGTTTCCTTCACTTCTTCAAACATTCCCAAGCGATACACAAGCGGAAAAATTATAGAAGTATTTACAAAACAAAACAGCCTTGGTTTCAAACATCAATATTACAGGGTTCAATGGGATGACAAAAGAACATCAGAACACGCGCAACACACATTAAAGCCTTTGACTTAAAACAACACGCCCTGAACGCTCGGAACATAACTTGCATCGTATCTTTTGTTGTCGCCTTTCGGGTATTGTTTAACTTTATATTGCAAGTTTTTATTCATAATCTCTTTTTCTTTTTTATTGCCTAGAAAATAAAAATATCTATGTTTTCGCGGGCGTTCTTTCATGTACAATCTATCGCCATATTTTTTTCTTAGTAACTCATGTTTATTAATATTTTTGTTTTCGTCATAACGGCCAACACTATCTTCAATTGAACTGTGGTGCATATGTTCAAGACCTTTTACAGCGTAATCTTTAAATTTTGCACTTAATCCTGTATAAATCCAATTTGTCGCTTGATATATAAACCCATGATGCCCCTGCGAAGTATCGGCATAAGAAACAACAACTAAAGGTTTCGGCAATCTATTTAAGCAACCAGAAACAAAAAAACTAAGAACATTTTTTTCTAATCCTTGATTGATTACTAATCTATTCAATTCGAGAAAATTATCTTGATACAGCCCATTTACAGCGCCAGATACTAACGTATGGCTCATAGGCTTTCCGAAGCTGCAAACACCCTGTAAAATATTTTTTTTATCATATAACCCAAAAGCGTAATTAATATTTGGCAATCTTCGCGCATAGTGTTTTTTTAAAAACCATTCATTACATTCTGAATTTTTAACACTTTTAATTGAATACTTTTGTTTCATAAATTTGCGGGATTCTATTTAATTGAATTGTCTTAAAATAGCTAAATCTTTTGCGTTCAATATCTCTCATCATTTCAGCTTTACTTACTGTCTCTTTAAATTCTGTTACTCCATTAAATGTTCCAATACGAAAGAAAAGATCAGGCTGACCTTTTATTGGGAAGAAGTCAACCTGATATGAACCGCAAGGGGAAAGTAAAGAAGGGGTTTCAATAATCATCAATAATGGCAAGGGCTATATTTGCAATTCCAATCTAATTCATCGCCTTCTTCCATCAATAAATCTTCAGGGGTCATGTAATTATGATTATGACAGAACTTGTCTCCATCCCATCCTTCAACAACATTATCAAATTTTTTAATGCCTTCTAACTTCATTAAAAAATCAATTGCTTCAAGTCTTATCTCATATTGAATGTTGCCATATTTCATTTCGACAAAGTATCCAAACTCATCACCTTTTTTGTATTCAAAGTAATAGTTTGTATTGTTTAGATTATCGCCGAATTTAATTGTGAAAGTTTTTTGAAATAACATTGGTTTGTTTGGTTTGCTTACAAATTAATTATAATATAATTGATTAGTATTGTCAACTATCCTTTTCCTTCCAGTGTTGAAATTCTAAATCAAATCTTTTTAACATTATTATTTGTTCATCTTCTGTAAATTGATTCAATATTTGTCTTCTTTCTCTCTCCGTAAAATGCTTCAATAACCAAGGTTCATGAAAAAATAAGCTTTTACTCATTTGTATTAACATCATCAAACATTCTTGCTTTTGTTCTTGATTTAAATGTTTTGTAATACGTTCCCATTGTTCCTCGGCTTTCTTTGCTTTTTCATTATCATCATTAACAAACTTATATTTCATTTTTTATTTTCCCAATCGTTGTACTCTTCAAACAAATAACCATCAGAATTTGCACCCTCAGTAATAGCAGCAAGCGCCGCATCCCTTATATTTCCTTCAACCATTTCCGCCAGTATTTTTAAACTTCCCAAACTTTCCAGTTTTCTTTGTATCTGTGAAATTTTTTTTGACGCATCTTCATAGCCATCTTGCAAATCTCTTGTAGCTTCCTGAAGTTCCTTATCAGCAATTATTTTTTCAGCATGATTAACGCGATTTAAAGGAGCGCTTTTCAAATGTTCAGTTTGTCTTGCAATACGCCCACCAATAACTAAAGCTAATAATTGATTAATTGCTTTTAATTGTTCCTGATCTTTCATGAATCCTCCTTTTGTAAAATGTTTTTCAAGCCTGATTTAATCAAGCCTTCCTTATAAACTTCTGCCCTTTTATCAATCTCTTCTTGTAAAGCTTCAAATTTTACTAATTTGTCAATTAACTGTTTGTTTGTGAGTTTTAAAATTTCATTTTCTTCTGATAATTTTAAAATATTTTGACATTCTAATTTCCAAGCTTTTTGAACTTTTTTAAAATCATCTAAAATTTTTCTTTTGTTTTCTCTCAAAGTTATAATTTCTGTTTTTTCTTTTTGCAATTTACCTATAATTTCAAAATTTTTTTCTTCTAATTTTTTTATTGAATCTTGAAACTTAAAAAAAACTTCGTTATTATCTTTTGATTTTATAAATTCTTGTTGTTTTTCATATTCATTTCTAAAAAAATTTAAATCTTTATTTTGTGATCTCAGTAATTCGTCATACTTATTTGACATAGCTTCTTTACTTTGTTTAATGGCTTGATCTTTTTGTTTCTTAAATTGTTTTTCTTTTCTTCGATATTCATTTTTACTATGTAAAATTGATTGTTTAACTATTTTTTTATTTGCTTTTTTATATTCGTTTATTCGTTTTTTCAGCATTTGATTTTCTTCTCTCGTATATTGTGCATACAGTTGATAATGTTTTATATCTTTTTCTTTTATTACTCTGTGATACCATTTCACAGCCATTTCTTTTTGTTCCTCCTCCTCCATAGAAGCAAACATACAATCGATTACATTTACAGTCTGATTTCCTGTTTTAAAGTTATGAATCCATTTACTAAGAAAAAACTTAAATTTCTTTAACTGTAAATTAGTCAACTCTTCCCGTACTATTTCCAGATTGCTTTCCCATTCCTGATACTTTTCAACATCATGGTCGGGTTCCCTTAATTTCTTTTCTAAGAACTTAATTCTCATCTTTAAATTAAATTCCTGATCCTTATAATCATATCTTTTGTTCACTTCAACACCTCACACGCCTTTTCAACGCCCATCGCGCAATCATACTCACTCATTTTAGTCAAAGCATCGCTGAACCCCAGATAAAATATACCTGAAGCTGCAAGCATCATTAGAAAATTGCTCATTGTGCAACCTCCTCTAAATCAGATAAATATACACTCGCAAGCATTAATTCATCTTGGTAATTCCAAAATTTAACAGTAGCGGTATTGCTTTTTCTGTTTAGTTGAACTACATCGCCATTAACGTCATCGTGTAGTTTGTGTTGAACTTGAGTTCCTAGTTTAATCATTTGGTTTAATTGGTTTGTTTACAATTTAATTATAATATAATTATTTTAAGATGTCAACTCCTCATTTCATGATATATATTTAAGGCATGGCTAAAAAAGCAACCAACGTTGAAATTGATAAAAGAATACACAAAGTTTATGATCTACTACTTCAAGGTCATAGTAAAACCCAGATCGTACGACACTGCGCGGAATATTTTGACGTAAGTTTAAGGCAAACTGAAGAATATATGTCACGCGCTCGCATACTACAAAGCGAAGACGCACAACTGGAACGCCCGCAGTGGCTTGTGGGGGCTATCGCTAGACTTGCAGATTATGAACGCCGCGCATCTTTAGATAATCAACTACAGGTCGCCATACGTGCCGTAGAAATGCAAGCAAAATTACTTCGCTTTGATATGTCAGCATGACATTAATTACTGACGTTTGTGAAAAAGAACCTTTGCTCGGTTTCCTAAACCCGCCAGAAGAAAAAGATACAAATATAATTCTTGAACGTGTTTTATCAGATTTACACGAAGGACAGCTTAAATTTGTAAACGATACTGAAACCGAAATTCTTGGATTATGTGCAGGCTATGGATCAGGCAAAACAAGATCACTTTTAGCAAAGTGTTTATATTTATCTTTACTGAATCAAGGATTTACTGGAATAGTTTTAGAGCCTACGCAACCGTTGGTAAGAGATTTATTTGTTGCTGAGTTTGAAGAATTTTTATTGAATTACGAAATTCCTTACAGTTTTAAATCTTCTCCTCTTCCCGATTTCATTCTTCATCTTCCCAAAGGTGACACCCGTATTATGTGTAGAAGTTTTGAATCATGGCAAAGGATCATAGGAATTAACGCGGCTTGGTGCTGTGCGGACGAAATCGACACAGTTGCAAAATCTATTTGTGATAGAGCCTTTCCAAAAATACTTGGACGTCTTCGCGCGGGTAAGGTTCGTCAGTTCGCGGCGGCGTCCACTCCTGAAGGTTATAAATGGTTCTGGGAAACATTCGGTTCAGATGAAGCTAAAGATAAAACAGATAGAAAGTTAATAAGAATGAAAACAACAGACAATCCACATTTGCCATCAGATTTTATTGATAGAATGAAATTGAACTTTGACCCGAATTTACTCAAGGCTTACCTTGAAGGTCAGTTCATATCTTTAACAACTGGCGCCGTCTTCGATCGCTTCGATAGAGTAAAACATATAACAACAGACATCCCAAACTATTCAGACGAAATTATAAGACTAGGAATCGACTTTAATATTGGCAAGATGTCTTGCGTTTGCGCGGTGATTAAAGATAACAAGCTTTTTATTTTTGATGAGATTCGCGCACATGACACCGACCAACTGGCAAAAGAAATCAAATCAAGGTTTGTACACAACAGACTTTACGGATATCCTGATTCTTCAGGCGGAGCAAGATCAACAAACGCTACGAAAACCGACATCCAAATTCTTGAAAGTTACGGAATATCCAATCAATCGGGCGCGTCTAATCCATCCATTAAGGACAGCGTTAATAATGTTCAGCGCTTGTTATGCAATGGCAAAGAAGAAGTTAATCTTTTTGTACATCCGCGTTGTAAAAATGTTATTGAATCGCTTGAACTTCAAAGCTATACAGAAGCGGGTGAACCAGAAAAAACAGGGTTAGATCATTTCTCTGATTGTGTTAGATATCTTTGTTGGCGTTGCTTCAATCCCTTACATTTGGGGGCAGGGCGCAAAACAGGCATTAGAATATATTAAAAAGTGTATTACTATTAAATTAAGCTAGGGGTCTAACGTGTATTCATCTTTTAATCATTACGACAGAGAGAGATCAAGTAAAGCCGTAGAAGTACAAGACCCAAGCAACGCTTATGTAAATATGGAGCCGAATTGGATATTGATTGAAGATTTAATTTCAGGTACTTATGGAATAAGAAAAAGGCATCGGAAATATCTTCCCCAGATGCCGCGCGAACAGGACGAGAGTTATGATAATAGGCTCGCCACAAGCGTTCTCGCGCCTTTGTATGTCAGAATTGAAAGATTGCTTGCGGGTATGCTTACACGCAAACCTGTTCGATTAAACGAGGTATCAGAACGAGTTACAGAAGATTTGTTCGATGTTGATTTAATGGGTAACGATCTTACTAGTTGGACTTATGAGACAGCGAAAATAATGTTGAGATATGGTCATGTCGGCGTTCTAGTAGATGCCCCATCAAATTCTACAGGACGCCCATATTGGATAACATATTCACCGCGCGAGATTCTTGGATGGCGTACAGAAGCGATTGATGGTCAACAGAAGCTTACACAATTAAGACTTCTTGAAAGAGTCACAGAACCAGATGGCGATTATGGACAGAAAGAAGTTGAACAGGTTCGACTATTAACGCCGGGAGCCTTTGAAGTTCACAGAAAAAGCCGTCAGGGAAAATATGTCAAAGTTGATGAAGGAACAACTTCTCTTGATTACATACCATTTGCAATTGCATATTCAAATAAAGTTGGATTTTTAGAATCACGCCCACCGATGCAGGACATAGCAGAGTTAAATTTATTGCATTATCAAAAAACATCTGACTTTGATAATCAGCTAAGAATATCTTCTGTTCCTTTGCTTTGTTTATTTGGTTTTCCGCAGGCGTCGGAAGAAGTAAGCGCGGGGCCGGGTGAAGCGATTGCCTTTCCTGAAGGTGCAAGGGCTGAGTTTGTAGAAATTAAAGGGCAATCTTTTCAATATCAACGCGACAGAATAAAAAATATTGAAGATCAAATAAACACGCTTGCTTTAGCTGCGATTCTTGGACAGAAACTTGTAGCAGAAACAGCACAATCACAGGAAATACAAAGAAGTCAAGGCGATTCAACTTTAAAAATAGTTGCTCAACAGTTACAAGATATGATTGATAATTGTCTTGTTTTTCATGCTAACTATTTAAATATTTCAGAAATTGGAAACGCCTTTGTTAATCGTGATTTCTTGGGTCAGAAATTAGCACCGCAAGAAATACAGGCGATGCAAGGTTTATGGTCTTCTGGTGCTATATCTCAGGAAACATTATTGAAACAGTTGGCAGAAGGGGAAATTCTCGGTGATGATTTCGATGTTGATATGGAAATCGAATCGACTCAAATGGGTGATATGCAAGAAACAGATGAACCAACGCCCGAAGCTGAACCAGATGAACCAACAGAAGACCCAGAAGATGACGATTAATGACACAAACGCCGATACGTGTTCCGTCTGATGTTTCCAAACTTGGGGCATCTATTCCATATCCTGAATTAATACCAGAAGAATATTTTCGTAATAGTTTAGATTTAAATAGATTTTCTAATAAAATATCGCGTGAAATCGTTCAATCTTATAATCGAATAATAATCAGGGCAGTTGATAAATTAGAAGCCATAGAAAAGCTACCAAGGGCTAATCAGCCAAGATATACCGCTGCGCGTTTACGTTCTTTGTTGGTCCAGACAAAAGAAAGTTTAAAAAAATGGGATGTTAAATCGACAAAAAATATGCAGCTTGTTTCTGAAGCTGTTGCAAAATTACAGACAGAGTTTGCAACGGATCAATTAGAAAAAGCATTGCCCGCAGGCATTAGATCTTCAATAAGAACTGTGGAGGTTACACCCGCATTTGCAAAGGCTGTTGTAAATACAAGCGCTTCACAATTAAATGTTCAGATATTAAGCGACTCATTAAATACTATTGCAGGCGGGGCAGGGGTAAAGTTTTCGCTGACTGCAAAAGAAGGTGAATTAATAGAATTACCAAATGGCGAATCAATAAGGAAATCTTTTCGCGGGATAACAAACAAAAGTGCTGAAAAATTAGGGCGTGAAATACGCGATGGATTATTAGCAGGCGATACGACAAAACAAATAAGATCAAGATTAATAGGCTCATTAAGGTTTAATTCAAAAGGCAATGTAAGACAAATTGCAGCGGCAGGCGGTAACGCTACAAAAGCCGCTAATCATCAAGTAATGACTATTGTCAGAACTTCTTTAAATCAAGTAAGCAATGTCGCAGCGCAACAGGTTTACAAAGCAAACCCAGATGCGACCAAAAAATATAGATATTTGGCGACCTTGGACAGCAGAACCAGTTCCCGTTGTCGTTTGTTAGATCAACAAGTATTTGAATATGGAAAAGGGCCGGAGCCGCCACAGCATTTTAATTGTCGATCAAGAACAGTTGCCGAAATAGATTATGAGAATTTAAGCCGCGTTTTTGGCCGTAAGATAGAAGCGCCCAGACGTAGAGGATTCAGGCCATCAGAAAGCGGTTTGGTACCCGCAGGCGAAAGCTATGGAACTTGGCTTGCCAAGCAATCGCCCGCTGTAAAAGCAAAAGCACTTGGCGCAAGTAAAGTTAGATTTTTTGATAGATTATCTAAAAAATTTGGCGGCGATCAGGCTATAAGAAAATTTGCTTCGATTGATGGTTCTGAAAAAACTTTGGCGCAACTTCAGGCAGCTTATGGGAAAAATGCAAATAAAATTAAAATAGTTCCTGATGTTGTAAGAGAAAGAAAAAGCGCACCTTATACATGGCAAAGATACTCTGACGGATCTCTTGCAAAGAAAGCGGAACCATCAAACCTTACAAAGTGGACGCCAGAACGTCAAAAATTACACGATCAAATCGTTGAAGATATCATTGCAGAAAATAATCCAAAAGCACAAAAGAATCCAATTTTTTATATGACAGGCGGCGGATCAGCTTCAGGTAAATCAATCATGTTAAAAAAATCACCATTAAGAAAAGGAACTGTTGTTATTGATTCTGATGAAATTAAAAAACGATTACCAGAATTTAAGGCAATGCAGGCAAAGGGCGGAAAGATAGCAGAAGCGGCGGCGGGATATGTTCACGAAGAATCAAGTTGGATAAGTAAAAGATTAATGAGGGAGTGCGCCCAAAGGCGTTATCATACGATGCTTGATGGTACAGGTGATGGAAGTTTAAAAAGTTTATCAGGCAAAATTAAGATGATGACTGATAGAGGAATGACTGTCAGGGCTAAATATGCAACAGCGGAAATAGCAACAGCACTTGAAAGAAACTATCAAAGATATATAAAAACAAAAAGATTAGTTCCGCCGACTTATGTTCGCAACGTTCACAGGGAAGTTTCAAAAGTAGTTCCGCAGGCTATTAGGGCAAATGTTTTTGATGACTTTGAACTTTACGACATGAACAAAACAGGCGAAGCAATTAAAGTTGCTACTTATACAAAGAAAGACGGCTTGAAAATATTGAACAATGATTTATATGGAAATTTCTTGGCAAAGGCCGATCA